GATTTTTTTGATTAAGAGGATTACCATCAACATCTGTTGCTAGTTTCTCGGGAAACGATAGAAGATATTCTTTCTTGAAATATTGAACAAACGAATCGAATGTGCTATCAATATCTCTTTGAGATAACAAATCCAAACCACCAGCATAATCACCAACACTTCCTGTAGTTTCTAACCATTCATAGTATGCTTCCAAAAAGGAAACAAACATAGGATGGTCTGCCCTAACAAACGCAGGAAGTTGGGAGGAAATGAACTGTGATGTTTTTGGATAATCACTCATTTATTAATAACCACCGTATCCGCCTCCACCACTACTGCTAGAACTACTACTGCTAGAACTACTACTGCTAGAACTACTGCTACTGGAACCGCTACTACTGGAACCGCTACTACTGGAACCACTACTAGTTCCTGATGATGTGCTAGTTCCCGATGATGTGCTAGTTCCATTTGACGCAGTGGTAACACTCGTTGAGGTTTCAGCCCAAATATCAAGTTCACTGCTAGTAGAAGCCGAACTTCCTGCTGGAACACAGAATCTTGTTTCAAGAGGACTATTGATATCCGTTATTTGTTTAACAGTCACAATTCTTGCATTGGTATCATTTTCATCTACAAGCAAAATCATATCACGACGAACAGACATTTCACCGAATCTTTCTGCGGGAACCACAGTGATGTTCAGGGTTACTCCAGACACTAACTTATGAGGATTGAAAGATTTCAATTCTACGATACCGTTACAGTAGTCTACTGTTCCTGCTGTGTTGTTGATATATCTTTTCTTGTTATCATCTAAAACATATATTCTCACATTACCAATACCATCATCATCAATATAACCAATAGAATATGGGTCGGCAAGAGATGCTTTGTCTGGGTCAAATACAAAGAAACCATTACTTGTAATCACCGAACCACAACCCGAACCAACTGGATGCCAAATTGCATTGTAGAAATTAATCTTATATGAGATTGCGAGGTCAAAAGTAGGAGAAAATCTTTTCTGCATTCTTATATCTGTGGCAGTTCCTTGAATGGAAGTATCAAGTGCATCTAGATAAGAAGCAAAATGTGAGTAACGGAAATGGTTGTCAAACTTTTCTAAGGACGATGTTGCATATGTTGACACACCAGTTTCAACCATACTTTGAATAGCACTGGGAGATTTGTTTGTCATTGTCGGGGAATAGTTCACTATGGTATTGAATAGTAGATAAACATAATCAGGGTCAACAATTTCAGGTTGAATGCCTACTAAGTTTCTTTTCTTCAGAATGCTATTGCTTAGTGAAAGTTTTTCCAAATCACTAAGAACAGTCCCGCTCTTTGGTTTAACTGCAACAAAAACTTTTCCATATGTGGGTGGGTCATTATCCTCACCACCCCAAGCACTTACTGAACTTGCATTTGCATAAATTTCCTCTACCTTAACTTTA